GTATACACATTAAATGGAGAAAAAGATGAGTGAAGATGAATATCAAACAAAACAGTTCTTTGAGAACCAGAAACCTGTTTGTGTAGAACAAGATAAAGATGGCAAATGTCTTATGAGTGCCAAATGGGTACTATTAGATTTTAGTGAACCAAAGAAACTCTTCTGTGAAGAGATTAAAACCAACAAGAATGATAAAACTATTTGATTTACAAAATGGGAAGATTATCCCTACAGAGCACTGTTATACTTTAGGATTCCTTAAAGATATAATGGAAACACATCCAGATCAACACTTAAGTATTTATGCTTATTTGTTTTATATGACCTGTCCTAATCCGGATCTTAATCCTTACTTCAATATGCCTACTGATGAGAAAGAGCAAATCATTCTCCAAGATATCCGTGCAGAGTTTAGTGTAGAAGAAGAGATGATTCTTACAGCTTTGCAGAAGTGCACTCTAATGTATGAGACACCTACAGTCAGAGCTTACAGAGGTATTAGTTCTATGCTAGACCGGTTAGCAATATACATGGAGAAAACTCCTGTATCTCATGGACGGGATGGAAATATCAACTCCCTAGTTAGTGCAGCAAAGAACTTTGATGGAATTAGAAACTCATTTAAGGGAGCATATAAAGATCTTCTTGAGGAACAACAAACAAGAACGCGTGGTGGAGGTGAGTTAAGCTATGATCAAAAATAATGGATAGTTTTTTCTATACAGATATACCTACTTGGGACAATGGAGTCTGGACAACTACTAGTTATGAAACTAGAGAAGAGTTCAGAGACTTTGTTCTCTCCATATTTAAAGAACCCGGTAAGTATGAGTTTGATGAAACATCTTTTATATTTAATGAAGAAGCTACTAAGTATAATGCTCAAGGCTTTTTTAATCCAGCTCCTATAAGAAGTAGAGATTACATTGCATACTGGGATGAGATGAAGATGCGCTGTAGAAAAGGTGTGATCTTTAAGAACAAAAAGAAGACATGGTATCTCACGCGCGAGTACTACATGTGGATCAACTTCCTACCAATTAACAATAAGGAGATAAGAAAGTTTGCCTTTCCTGATATACGCGATGCCCAATATCATATGGCCCTGTATGAGATTCTAGCAGAACTGTTCTACCTACATGCCGCTATCCTAAAGAAACGTCAGATAGCCTCTTCTTATTTTCACGCAGCTAAGCTTATTAATCAGATCTGGTTTGAAGAAACTCCGATCTTAAAAATGGGAGCATCTCTTAAAGCCTATGTTCAGGATACCTGGAGATTCTTAGCAGAGTATAGAAACTTCTTAGATGAGAATACAGCTTGGTATCGTCCTATGAATCCAAGTAAGGTTCTTGACTGGCAACAACAAATTGAAACAACCATTCCCGGCACCACTAGAAAAACCCTAAAGGGACTCAAGGGGGTTATTAAAGGAACATCTTTTGAACAAGATCCTACAGCAGGTGTAGGTGGACCCTGTACTTACTTCTTTCATGAAGAGGCCGGGATTGCCCCGGATATGATGTTCACCTTTGGTTACATGAAGCCTGCCTTGAAATCAGGTTTGATAACAACTGGTACATTTATTGCGGCCGGATCTGTAGGTGACTTGGAGCAGTGCGAGCCTTTAAGGAAAATGATTCAGACCCCAGAAGCTAATTCAATATTCTATGTTACTTCTAATCTTCTAGATGATAAAGGAACTGTAGGAAGAACCGGTTTATTTATTCCAGAGCAATGGTCTATGCCTCCCTGTGTAGACAAGTTTGGTAACTCAGAAGTAGAGAAAGCTCTTGTAATGCTTGAAGAGTATTTTGAAAAGATTAAGAAGGACCTTAGTCCTGAAGACTATCAGCTCGAAGTATCCCAGCATCCGCGTAATATTGAAGAGGCCTTTGCAACAAGGAGTGTGTCCTTATTCCCATCTCACTTAGTGGCCGCGCAGAAGAGAAGAATTGAAGATAAAGAGTATTCTACCGAGTATATTGATCTTTCTAGAAATGCTGAGGGTGTGTGGGTTATTGAGAAGAGTAAAAAGATTCCCGTAAGTAAGTTCCCGGTAGAGAAGAACTCTGAAGATAAAAGTGGTGTAATTGTTATGAATGAAAAGCCTGATTTAAAGGCTGAGTGGGGTACTTACTACGCGTCTATTGATCCGGTATCTCAAGGTAAGACCACATCATCTGAATCATTGTGCTCTATATACATTTACAAAATACCTATTGAGGTGACTAGACATGATGGAGGGGAAATAAAAACCTACATAGAGCAGGATAAAATAGTTGCCCACTGGTGTGGCCGCTTTGATGATATCAATGAAACCCACAAGAGATTAGAGAATATGATCGAGTGGTATAATGCATGGACCATTGTTGAGAGCAATGTCCCCGGCTTTATAACTCACATGATCAAACAAAGAAAGCAGAAGTATCTAGTTCCCAAGAATCAGATTACCTTCCGGAAAGATATTGAGAATGTTCAGACTCATCACCAGGAGTATGGATGGCGGAACACCGGGACAATCTTTAGGGCCCATATCTTACCATACCTAATTGACTTCTGTAAAGAGGTATTAGAAGAAGTGACTACAGAAGAGGGTAAGGTAGTTAAAGTAATTTACGGTATTGAGCGGATCCCGGACAAGATGGCCATGGTTGAGATGCAGCAATACAGAGATGGTCTCAACGTGGATAGATTAATAGCACTAGGAGCTCTGATAGCCTTTGCTAAAGTTCAAGAAGCAAACAGAGGTATCAGAAAGAGATTAGACACAACAGACAAAAAAGACTTGCAAAAGTCAGAAAATTTATATAAATTTACTAATAGCCCATTCCGGCATATCGGGATGGGCCAAAGCTCTTTGGAAAAAAGACCTCCAAGGAACCCATTTAAGAACATAAGATAATAGCTATGCAAGTATTAAACGCGCTCCAGATGAAGTCTGGCAAAAAAGCTGAGTATAACAGGATGGGTTCTATAACCCAGCCTTTACAGTTTCTTTCTAAAAAAGACAAGAATCCAGAATGGACGGCTTGGAACATGGACTGGCTAGAGTGGAATGGTCTTAAGCAGATCCGTAGAAATGCGCGCAGACTTATGAAGAACTATAAGCTGGCCAAGGGAGTTATTGATCGCGGTGATTACATGGTTGAAGAATCCAATGAGATGAGAGATCTTGTGGATACTTTAACAAAAGAGGATCCTACAGTTCTGGAACTAAAGTTCTATCCTATTGTTCCAAATGTTATTAATGTTCTGACAGCAGAGTTTGCTAAAAGAAATACTAAGATCACTTTTCAGGCTAAGGATGAGTACTCCTACAATGAACAATTAGAACAAAAGAGATCCCAAGTTGAGCAAGTTCTCTTTCAACAAGCAGAACAAAAGATGCTGGCCAAGTTGCTTGAACAGGGTATGGATCCTGAGGATCCCGAGGTTCAACAACAAATGGAGCAACAAATGTCTCCTGAGAATTTAAAAACACTTCCTGAGATTCAGACTTTCTTTGATAAGGATTATAGATCCATGGTTGAGCAATGGGCGATGCATCAGACCAAAGTTGATGAAGAGCGCTTTAAGATGGATGAGCTAGAGGAGAGAGGTTTCCGTGATATGCTTATCACCGATCGCGAGTTCTGGCACATGAAGATGATGGAAGATGATTATGATATTGAGTTATGGAATCCGGTTACTACTTTCTATCATAAATCTGCAGAAGCTCGTTATATCTCTCAAGGTAATTGGGTAGGTAGAATTGAGATGATGACTATTGCGGATGTTATTGACAAGTATGGATACGTGATGACTCAAGAACAATTGGAGTCTATTGAAGCTATCTATCCTGTTAGATCTGCTGGTTATCCGTTACAGGGTTACCAGAATGATGGATCCTATTATGATGCTACTAAGTCTCATGAGTGGAATACCAACATGCCGTCCTTAGCCTACAGACAGTTTACATCCATGTATGATAACTTTGTGTTTAATGGCGGAGATATCATCAATTGGATCATGGCTGAAGGAGAAGACTACGCGCCCATGGGAGCGGCCTTCTTGTTACGCGTGACTACAGCTTATTGGAAGTCTCAGCGTAAAGTAGGTCACTTAACCAAGATCAGTGAGAATGGTGAAGTTGTTACCGACATCATTGGAGAAGACTATATTGTTACAGACAAACCTATCTATGATACAACTTTAATCAGAAACAAATCTAAAGATAACTTGATCTTTGGTGAGCACATTGACTGGATCTGGATTAACCAGGTTTGGGGCGGTGTAAAGATTGGACCTAATCATCCAAGTTTCTGGGGTATGAATAATCCCGGTGGAGTTAATCCTATGTACTTAGGTATTGATCAAAACAAAATGGGGCCATTGAAATTCCAATTCAAAGGTGAGAATACTCTTTACGGATGTAAGCTACCTGTAGAAGGAGCTGTCTTCAATGACCGGAATACAAGATCAACTTCCATGGTTGACTTAATGAAGCCTTTCCAAATTGGATACAACATTGTTAATAACCAAATAGCAGACATCCTTATTGATGAACTAGGTACCGTGATTATGTTAGATCAGAATGCTTTACCTAAGCGTTCTTTGGGAGAAGACTGGGGTAAGAACAACTTTGCCAAGGCTTATGTTGCTATGAAGAACTTCCAGATCTTACCTTTAGATACATCTATCAGTAACACTGAGAACTCAATCTCTCAGAACCATTTCCAGGTAATGAATCTTGAGCAGACTAATCGTATGATGTCTAGGATCCAGATGGCTAATTATTTCAAGCAACAGTGCTTTGAAGTTATTGGAATTACACCACAACGCTTAGGCCAACAAATAGGGCAGATAGATACTGCTAAAGGTGTTGAACAAGCTATGATAGGATCTTTTGCACAAACAGAAAACTTCTTTATCAATCACTCAGATTATTTAATGCCGCGTGTGCATCAAATGAGAACTGACTTAGCTATGTTCTATAACTCTAGAAAACCATCTCTCAGACTTCAATACATGACCTCTGCTGATGAGAAAGTGAATTTTGAGATGAATGGTACAGAACTATTATTGCGTGATCTAAATGTCTTTGCTACAACTAAGGCTAATCAAAGAGCTATTCTTGAACAAATGAAACAATTAGCCTTCACTAATAACACGGCCGGTGCTACTCTTTACGATCTTGGAGATGTTATGCAAGCAGAGTCTGTAGGTGAATTAACCAATAGTTTAAAGGGTATAGAGAGAAAAACCAACAAAAAAACACAAGAAGAACAACAGCATCAGCAAGAAATGCAGGAGCAAGAAATGCAGACCCGTATTCAAGAAAAGCAAATGCAGCTTGATCACGACATGCAAGAGAAAGAGAAAGATAGAAGAAAAGACATTCTTATTGCTGAGATTAAGTCTGCCGGCTATGGTGCTATGCAGGATATCAATGCTAATCAGCAATCAGATTACTTGGATGCCTTGGGTGAAATTAAACAATCCGCTGAATTTCAACAGTCAATGAATCTTCAGAACACTAAAGAGTCTAACAGAATGACTAATGATAGAGAAAGAGCTCAGATTGAAAGAGAAAAATTAGCAGCACAGCTACGGATGAAGAATACTGATCTAGAGATAGCCAGGGAAAATAAGAATAAATTTGATGCTAAGAAGAAAGACACAAAGAAGAAGAAATAGGTTATAGCCATATTATGCAAAATATTTAATAGAGCCTTTGAGATAGTTTCACATTTATAAAGTTTATTTCTATATTTTTGCTATATTATACTAAGACACAAAAATTAAACCAACAAAAACCAACTATATGTCAGAAACTAAAGATAACACAACAGTAAGTCAAGCGGATATATCCCTTGATGAATTGTTAGGTACACCGGGGGCAGAGAATGTCATGGTGCCTGAAAGTAAACCAAGCTTATTCAGTAGAAGCCCAAAGGTTGATATTGATAAGATGCTCATTGAAAAGACTGATGAAGAAAAGGCAGCAGATGCCGAGGCCGCAGCAAAAGAGGCAGCCAAAGAAGTTGTAAGAAAAACTCCAGAAGAAGAAAAGGAAATAGAAGATCTCCTTAAACCTAAGACCGATGAGGAAAAGGAAAAGGAAAAAGAAGAAGATCCTGGAAAAAAAGGTGGTAGACCTACAAACCTAGTAGAGCTTGGTACAAAGCTTATTGAAAAAGGATACCTTACACCGTTTGAAGGTGAGGAAGATGTATCTAAATATACTCTTAAAGATTGGGAAGAACTATTTGAATCCAATGAGAAAGAGAAAAGAAAGAAAACAAAAGAAGAAGTTTCCGGTGAATTCTATGAAGAGCTCCCTGAGGAGTTGCAAGTAGCAGCACACTATGTGGCCAATGGTGGTCAAGATCTAAAAGGTTTATTCAGATCTCTAGCAGCGGTAGAAGAAATTCGCCAGTTAGACACTACTGATGAATCCAGCCAAGAACAGATCATTAGAAGTTATTTACATGCTACTAATTTTGGTGATGCTGAAGAAATTGAAGAAGAAATCATACTCTATAAAGATCGTGATGAATTGGAGAGTAGAGCTATCAAGTTCAAGCCAAAGTTAGACGCGATGCAGGAGCAGATTATAGCTAGACAGCTTCAACAACAAGAAAGCAAGCGTAAACAACAACAACAACAAGCCGCTATCTATACAGATACCATATACAAAACTCTTGAACCGGGTGAGATCAACGGTCTTAAGCTGGACAAGAAAGTACAGAATATGTTATTTGGTGGATTAACTCAAGCCAACTATCCTTCAGTATCAGGAAGACCTACTAATTTATTTGGTCACCTTATAGAGAAGTATCAGTATGTAGAACCTAATCCGGCTTTGATTGCTGAAGCACTTTGGTTATTGGCTGATCCGGAAGGATACAAAACCAAGATTAAAGCTGTAGGCGGTAAAGATCAGGTAGAAAAAACAGTACGTACTTTGAAAACAGAACAAAGCAATAAAACCATCTCTAGCCAGGCGCAAGAAGATGATGATAATGCAAGCAGGAAAAAACCAGGGTCAGGAGTTCAAAGACCTACTGGTAGTTTTTTCAAGAGATAATTAAAACAACTAAATATAAACTATAAATTATAAACTAAAAACAAACAAGAAAAATGGCAACTCCAGTATTAAACAATGGTATATTCTTGCGTGACACTAACTACAATGCTAGTTCACACGTGGATTCATATCACTTAGTGAACATGTTAAAAGATGCAGAACCAATGGACTTAGGTCCGGTAGACATCTGGGCTATGGCTCAGAAAGTTGAAATGCCTCTTTACCAACTATCTTCATTTGGTGGTAAAAACATCATCATGGTAGAAAATGCACGTGGTGAGTACAAATGGCAAACTCCGGTTTCCCAAGATCTTCCTTACATCATTGAGGACATTGAACCACAAAACCTTACCAAAGGTGTTGACGGTACAACCTTCAAGATCAAAATCAACAAGCGCGAATTTGGACATGGTGATATCATCACTTATGACAAATACAACGGTTGTGAGATGTACATCACAGCAGAAGATATCCTTCCAATGGGTGATGGTTTCATCTACACTGTTCAGTTAGTGAACAATGACAACTACAAGTTCCTTGAGAACAAGTATTTGGTTGCTCAAACTAAATTATTCCGTAAAGGTTCTGCCCGCGGAGAATATGGTGAGAGATTCTCTGACATCTCTACCCGCTCAGGATTCCGTGAATTCTACAACTTCGTAGGAGGAGCAGAAGCTCACGTACACTATTCTATCTCTAGTCGCGCTGACTTGATGTTAAAAGGTGGTATGGCTGCAGATGGTACGGTTCCTGTAACTGAGATCTGGCGTAACTTTGACACACAGTTAGATCCTGCTATCAGCAAGATTGAAGATGTGGCAAGCAAAATGGGTAAAGATTACTTGAAGCGTGCTATCGGTAATGGTACTTTAACCCGCACTTTCTTAACTACTATGGAAGCTGCTCACTTAACTAAGATTGCTACTGATATCGAGACCTACTTAATGTGGGGTCATGGTGGACGTATTAAGCAAGATGGTCCAGATGACATGCGTTTATCAGTGGGTTTATGGAAGCAATTAGACAACTCTTACAAGCGTGTGTATAACAAAGCTAGCTTTAGCTTAGAATTATTCCGTGCTGAGTTGTACAACTTCTATGCAGGTCGTGTTGAATTCCAAGGTCCAGATCCTAAGCGTCAGCTTATTGTTCAAACCGGTATGGGAGGAATGCGCCTAGTAAATGAAGCTATCAAGCGTGAGGCTGTTAACACCGGCTTAACTGTTAACTTAGGTGACGGTAAAAATGGTGGTGGTGGTATCGGAGCTATCACTGGTCAAGGTATGGATCTAAACTTTGGATTCTCTTTCACTAGTTATGTGATTCCGTTCTTAGCTAATGTTAAGTTTGTACTTAACCCTGCTTTTGACAATTTACACACAAATGATATTGAGAACCCAATCATTGATGGAAATCCATTAA